CAAAGAAAGATGAGGAATAACCAATGGCTGTATTTCTAAATAACAAGGTCGGCGTAAAGGTTAATTCCGTTGACCTTTCAGACCATGTGACCGCCGTCACATTGAATCGTTCATTTGATGAACTTGAAGTTACCGCAATGGGTGATACAGGTCACAAATTCGTAAAGGGCTTGGAAGCATCAAGCGTAACAATCTCTTTCCTAAACGACACCGCTTCAGCAAATGTTCTAGCAACCCTTCAGGCTGCATGGGGCACTTCAGTAACATGCGTGCTATTACAGGAAAAGGGAACTGCTGTTAGCGCAACAAATCCTCTTTACACATTTACTGCATTAGTAAATAACACTACCGACATTAACGGTGCTGTTGGAGATTTAGGCACTCAGGATGTAACATGGACTATCAACGGTGCAGTTACCGTTGCAACCACAGGTACTTTCTAAGGGGTATAAATGATTAAGTTAAGAGTGACTAAGGCTTCAGGGGAAGTGGCAGATTACGACATAACCCCTGCACTCGAATACGCTTTCGAGCAAAATTTTAAATCGGGATTTCATAAGAGATTCAGAGATGAAGAAAAACAAAGCGACGTTTATTGGCTTTCATGGGAAGCCGAAAGACGCGCTGGAATAACAGTTGTTCCATTTGGGGAAAAGTATCTTGAAACTCTAGCAAAAGTAGAGATTATGGATGCCGATTCCCCAAATGGGTAACGCGGTATGACTTTACTTATTTAGTTGCTTCTTTAGCAGTTGAAACTGGCATACCGCACTCAGAGTATTTAAAAATGGATAGATCGTTGTTTTTAGCAACAATCGCCTATCTAAAAGACAGAGCAAAAAAGGTGGAAAATGCCAGTAGAGGTAAAAGGAATCGTTGAGGTACAAAAAGCCTTAAAGAAGTTTGCGCCTGACCTTTACAAAGAAATGAACAAAGAGATACGCGCTGCAATGCGTGTAGTTGTTGAAGATGCTAAAGGTAAAGTTCCTAACGAAATTTTAGGTCTAAGCGGATGGCAAGACCAAGGCAAGGAAGTTGTCTCTAGAACTGCTGGCAAGACTAGAGGATTTCCTAAATATAACGCTGAAGTAATTAGAAAAGGTTTAACTTATTCTATTGGACGTTCTCGTGTTAATCGTTCAGGATTTGTTAACACTTACAGACTTTTAAATCGTTCTGCCGCAGGTGCTATCTATGAGACCGCAGGTCGTAAAAACCCTGATGGTCGAGCACCTGTTCAAAGTTCAATTTACCAAAATACACCAACGCAAGGTACTGAAGGTTATTACTTTTACAAAGGCAAGAAGATTGCAAGAGCAACTAGAAACTACAATAGCAACAATCCTTTTGCTGGTTATCACTTTGTTAACTCTATCGATCAGGAAGCACAACTAGAGAGCATTGGTAGGGGACGTAAGAATAAAGGACGCTTACTCTATGCGGCATTTGCAAGAGATCAAGGCAAGGTTACAAAAGCAACTTTTAAAGCCATTGATAAAGCAATTTACACATTTAACTCAAGCATCAAACGAAAGATTGGACTAGCAGCATGAGTGCCACCGGCATTGAAATTCCTATTGTCAGTACCTATAAAGACAAAGGTGCTAAGGCTGCAAGTAAATCATTAGGTGCATTAACTAAAAGTGCTAAAGCCCTTGGCTTGGCTTTTGGTGTATTTCAAACAATTAGATTTAGTAAAAACGCAGTTAAAGCATTTGCTGAAGATGAAAAGGCAGCAGGTCAGTTAAGCAAGACATTACAAAACTTGGGTCAATCTTATGCTGTTTTAAGCACGGCTGGATTTATTAAGAACTTACAAAATCAAACTGGCATTTTAGACGATCAACTTAGACCTGCATTTACTCAATTAGTTAATTCGACTTTAGATGCGAGAAAAGCACAACAATTATTAAGTGTTGCTTTAGATACTAGCGCAGGAACTGGGCGTGATCTTGCAAGCGTAACAGCCGCATTAAGCAAGGCTGCCCTTGGGGAAAACACCGCATTAGGTAAATTAAACATTGGCTTAACTAAGGCTGAATTAAAGACTATGGATTTGGATAAGGTTACAACTTATCTAGCCAAGAAATTTAACAGTCAGGCAGCGTTAGCAGCAGACTCATTTGCTGGCAAAATGGCAATTTTATCCGCTAAGGCTGAGGATGCTAAAGAAACTATCGGCGGTGCTTTAGTTAAAGCCCTTGATGACGCATTTGGAGACCCTGACAAATATGGTAGTAGTATTGACACAATCAGTAATAAATTGGCTGGACTTATCAACAATGTTTCTAGATTTATCAAGGTCACTAAGACTGGATTTCAAAACTTAACTACACCGTCTGATTCACCTATTCTTCAATATAAAATGAACTTTGATAAGCCATTTGACCCTATGTCTATGAAATTTGATTATACTCAGTTACAAAAAGAAGAAAAGGCACTACAGAAAGAAGCGGCTAAGCAACTTAGAATAAGACAACAGGCTATTGCTAAAGAAAAAGCATTACAGGCTGCTCAAAAGAAACTAGAGGCTGATCGTAAAAAATTAGAACAAATATCTAGTATATTTGACATTGAGCAAATTCAAATTTATGCAGCCTTGCAAAATAAGGTTACCGAACAAGAAAAACTTAGACTATCTTTACAAATGGCTTTATTGCAAGAAAATGCAACTGAAGCACAAAGATTGGCAACTGAGTTATTTAAGTCTCAATTACAGACTACTAACCTTGCAGAGGCTATTGCTAAACTTCCTCGAGCACTTTATCCGTTTAGTGGATGGTCTGAAGATATTGATTTGTTACTAAAGCAAATTGAGTTACTAAAGAAGTTATTGGCAAGTATGAGCCTACCAAGCACAACTTCGGCAGCAGGTGTTATAGGTGCAATGGGTGGTTATGATGCTGCTGGTCGTTATGTGGGTACACCATTTGGACAGGCTGGGTCTAACGTCAGCACATATATTGGTTCTCAAGGTGGTTACGACATGAGTCTTAATTATGTAGGAACACCATTTGGACAAGCACAACCATCATCAACAACTAACATTTATGTCAACGGTGCTACACAACAATTACTTAATGAGTTGCGTACCGGATTGATTGACTCGTCTGCCTCAGGTTCATTTTCAACCATAAATCCTTTCAGATAACATGGCACTTCCTGTATTAGACGTCAGCCTAAATTTTGGGTCAGGGGCAACATTTGGAAACCCTTTTACCCTTGATGACCCTGTAAATGGTGTTTTAGGTACTGGATTTTTGTCAGATTCCTCAACACCTAACTTAGTTATCAATTTAACTGACATTACCCGCCAAATTCAAATTAGTCGCGGTAGAAGTATAAGCCGAGATACTTACGAGGCTGGCACATGCACAGTCAGAATTTACGATCAAACAGGTAGATTCAATCCTCAAAACCCATCATCCGATCTTTATGGTTATTTGACACCATTAAGAAAACTTAGAATATCTGCAAGTTACTTGGGAGTAACTTATTATTTATTTAGCGGTTATACCACCGACTATGTATATACATACGATCAAGCGGAAAACATTTCTTATGTCGACATTAACGCCACGGATGCTTTTAGATTATTTAACATGTCTACAATCACAACAGTTACAGGTCAAGCCGCTGGACAAGATACCGGAACTAGAATTGGCAAGATATTAGACACCGTAGATTTTCCTTTAACAATGAGGTCAATTGATACTGGTAATTCTATGACTCAGGCTGACCCTGCAACAAGCCGAACAACTTTATCGGCTATTAAAAATGTGGAAACTTCAGAACAAGGCGCATTTTTTATCAACCCTGAAGGTAACGCAGTATTTAAAAACAGATCAAATACAATTTCTTCAGCAAGTGGCACACCAATAGCCTTCAATCAAACTACTGGTATTCCTTATAAAAGCCTAGTTTTTGCTTTTGACGACAAACTTATTGTCAATAAATCAACTGTTACTCGAATTGGTGGCACACCTCAAACCTATATTGATACTGCTTCTCTTGCCGAGTATTTTCCCCATGTTGTTAACTTTAGTGAATTGGTTATTCAGACAGATGCCGACGCTGCTAACATAGCCGCAATCTATGTGGCAACAAGGGCAGATACTACTATCAGAATTGATAGCATGATTGTTGATCTTTACGATACGGATGTTCCAAGCGATACCATGCTTGACCTTGATTACTTTGACAATGTAGTCATAACCAATGTTCAACCTGACGGCTCGACTATTGTCAAAAACCTACAAATTCAAGGCGTCAACTGGCAAATCACACCAAACTCATGGACAGGAAATTTCACTACCCTTGAGCCTATAACTGATGGCTTTATAATCGGAAATAGCACTTATGGCGTTATTGGTGAAGATATTTTGTCCTATTAAGATATAATTAGACCCTAGGGAGAATACACAATGGCAGCAGGTTTAGGATTTAAGACATTTAACACCGGTGACGTGTTAAGTGCCGCAGACGTTAACGGTTATTTAATGCAGGGCGTTTTGGTATTTGCTGATGCAACTGCTAGAGACGCAGCAATAACCTCACCTCAAGAAGGTCAATTTGCTTATACAAAAGACAATAACTCATTATGGTATTACACCGGTTCTGCATGGGCGGCTTCAGGTGCAACTGGAGACATTGAAGGTGTAACTGCTGGAGTCGGAATTAGTGGCGGTGGCACTTCAGGAACTGTCACAATTACAAACTCAATGGCAACCGCGATTGATGCTAAAGGTGATTTAATTGTTGGTACTGGCGCAGATACATTTTCTAGGTTAGCCGTTGGTACAAATAATTATATTTTAACTGCTGATAGCGCAGAGGCTACTGGTATGAAATGGGCTGCCGCTTCCGGCGGTGGTGGTATGACTTTAATCAATACTGGTGGAACAACTTTATCAGGTTCATCAGTAACGATTTCATCAATTCCATCAACTTACAAAAATTTGTATTGCGTCATCAAAGATGCGGTAAATTCTATTAACAACGAACGAATTTTTTTAAGAATTAACGGAGATACTGGCTCTAATTATTTTTGGCAGTCTTTATTTAATTATAGAGATTCATCTGTCGGCTCTCAAAGAGATGCAGCAGGTACTTACATAAATTTGTGTTATTTTGGAACTGACACAGATTGGGCTAGAAAATGTAATGGAACATTTACAATTCCAAGATATGCAGAAAGCGAAACACATACTATTGAAGCAAATTTGAGATCTGTTTCAGATAACAATATTGAACAATACACATTTAGAACAATGGGATTATTGAATAGTACAAGTGCAGTTTCTAGTATTGCTATTGGAACAGCAAGCGGCACATTTTCGTCAGGAACAGTCTATTTATATGGAGTATCATAAAATGAAACCACAAATTAAAGAATATAATTGCGAGACAGGTATTGAAATTGTCAGAGATGCTACTGATGAAGAAATACTACAAATTCAATTAGATGCTGAATACTCAGCAAAATTAAAGTTAGAAATTGAAACAAAGGCTAAGGCTAAAGCGGATTTACTTTCTAAATTAGGTATTTCTGAAGAAGAAGCACAACTACTACTTTCCTAAATGAAACCTTGGCTATCTAAAGCGGCTGAGCAGTTTAGGTCTCAGGTTAATGCATCCTTCCCAAATCGTTCTAAGCGTTCTGATGGATGGATTTCTGATTTGCGTCATCAATCACGAAAGAGTGAACATAACCCCAATGAGCGAGGGGAAGTATGCGCACTCGACATTGACGCTGGCTTATCTGAAGAACAAGGAATTAGTATCTATTTGGCAGATCAAATACGACTTGCAGCAAAACAGGGTGATCGACGCTTTCTTTATGTAATACACATGGGCAAGATTGCAAGTGCAAAATCTTTTTGGCGTTGGGTTAAATATCGTGGGTTGAATCCCCACAATAAGCATATACATATAAGTTTTAAACCAAATCAAAATGGGAAACCTTTCAATATCCCATTACTAGGGGGAACAGATGAAACTATCAAACAAGCATAAGGCAGCAATTAAATCTTATTTAAGAGCAGTTGCCGCTTCAGGAATTACAGTTGCGTTGGCTATTGTCGCTGACATACACCCAGCATACGCAACTTTACTCGGCGCAATAATCGCCCCTATCGCAAAAGCCATAGACCCATCTTCAGGTACTGAAGTTGACTACGGTGTCAATGCCAAATAATGGATGCTGCAAGTTGGGCTGGCTTAGCCGCCGCCGTCTCCGCCGTATTAACAAGTTTCTTTTTGGGTCTGCGTTATCTTATTAAAGGTTGGTTGTGGACTCTTACACCAAATAGCGGTTCAAGTCTCGCAGATCGTTTAGCAAGAATTGAAACACGCCAAGAGGAACTACTGAGGATTGTCACCGAACGAAGGTAACATTTATTTATGGCTCAAAAGAAAAAACGCAAAGTTACAAAGCGTAAAGGTAAGTATCAACACGATCAAGTTATGACTCGTTTAGATGCTTACGCTATTTCTATGCGTGAGTATTACTTGAGCCTACGCAGAGCAGGTTTTCCAGTAGATCAAGCACTTGGCATGTTGGATAGAAATTCTTTTCCTGATTGGTTAATTCCAACTGCACCTGATTTTGACCCTGTAAATCCTGA